AGAGTTTGGAAATCGCCCAGTTGCGGTTCCACTACTGATGCCAAGCTTTACCGTCGCTGATCTGGAGTTTCAGGCGGCTTTGTATACCCGCCCGCGGCCCTCGATTTTCTCGGAGGTGATGGTCAGCCTGAGCTTTTTCTTCAGGATGCCCGACAGGGCTCCTCGGATTGAGTGAACTTGCCACTCAGTTGCCTTGGCCATTTCATCGATGGTGGCACCGCCCTCGCGGCGCAGCATTGTAATCAGCGTGGCGAGCTTGGTCTGTCGCTTGGTCGGTGTGCTGTCGTTCGGCTGGTCGTTGATCAGGGGCTGCGCCGTCACGGTGTGCTTGGGCTGTACGACGGTTTGGGGATTGATGGTCATGACCTAGCGGGCTCCTTGGGGCTTGGCGATTGGAAATGGCGGTGGCGGTTGTTTCTCGATGCGAATGCTGGTCACAGGACCCTCGACGATGATCTGGCGCTTAGTGGGGGTGCCCTCCACTCAACCCAGCGGCCCTGCTCAAAGACGTAGGTGTGGCAGAAGTCGCGGCGCGGTTCGGGGTGGACGCGCGGTGCGCGCGGCGAGTTAAAACAATCGATTCTGTCTGTTTGAGCCTGCCGGATTTCACCGGCGGCGAGGATGTCATCGGGTGTCCACGACACCAGAGCGGGCAGCATGTGAGCTGGGTAACCGTCAAAGTGGCAGTAAATGTGGGTCCATTCCTCAGGCCCGGTCTGAATGGCGATTTGGGCGCGCGTGCTCATGGTGTGGTCCTTGCTCAAATCAGTTGCAGGGCCGCCAGCTGCGCGCTGGTGGCGGCAAGCTGGCTGGTTGGCACTTCGATCTTGAGGTGCGAGATCACGTCCGACGCTTGGGCAGAAATGCCCTCTTCGCGCAGCGCGGCTTCAATGGCCTCGGCGACGGTGTTTGGGCGCGAGCGGTCGAAATGTGCGGGCAGGGCGTCGTGGTCGATGCGGATGGTTGTTAAGGCGGTCATGGAGGGCTTCCTTATTTACTGTCAGTGATCAGAGCGAGAAGAACTGCGGCCATGCCGCCGAGGTACTCGCCGCGGCGAAAGACGATCTCGTCAATCTGGCCTGCATCATTGATGCTGGGATCGACTTCCAGGCTTTGAGCATGGTGCGGCATCAGGCGTTGGGCTTGGGCATTGTAGTGGGTCGCGAGGGTCATGGGCGTGTCTCCGTCGTAGATGTCGCAAAGCGAAAGGGTCGTGGTGTTTTGCACGAAATATGCGTCGCGGATGCGCCGCTTGGTAACTGTATGTTTGCTCATGTGCTGACGCTTATCAACCAAAATAGACTTAAAAACATGGGCTTAATCGGATGATAGATGAACAGGCAAAGCCGAAGGGAAACACGCTATCAGTGAACCAAATCGCTGCATTGTGTGGCCGCAGCAGACAGTGGGTGTTCCAGCTGGTGAAGGCTGGCTTTATCGCCAAGCAAGCGCATGGCAACTACACGCTGGTCTCGGTCGTCAGGGGTGTCATTGATTATTATGAGGACCTTCAATCAAAAAACAGCAGGGGCGCTGCGGCCGGCCGGGCGACCGACGCGCGGACGCGCGAGATTGAGCTGCGGATCAAGGAGCGCAGCCGGGATTTAATTCCGATTGAGGACGCGCGTGCAGAAATCGCTGACTGGACGTCCGCTTTCCGAGCAGAGCTTCAAGGCCTTGCAGCTCGGTTCACGCGCGACATGCAGGAGCGCCGCAGGCTTGAGCAGGAAATAGATGGCGCACTCGAACGACTTTCTCGGCGGACCACTCAAGCAGAGCAGGCTCTCGCGGCTGGTGAAGGAGCTGTTGCGGCCGAGCCAGAAGCGTGATCCCGCAGAGTGGGCGGCCGCAAACCGTGTTTATCCTGAGACGGCCGGCATCCCGGGTCCGCGCGATCCATGGCTGACGCCTTACATGATTCCGTGGTCGGCAGCGGTGCACCAGGGTGGATACCGCCGCATCGTGGCCGTGACCTCGGCGCAGTCGGGCAAGACCGACAGCATGCTCGACATCATTGGTGCGCGGTTGGACCAGCGGCCAGCGCCGATCATCTATGTGGGCCCGACCCGTGAGTTTCTGACTGATCAGTTCGAGCCGCGGCTGATGGGGCTTTTGGATGAGGCCGAGAGCCTCAAGCACAAGGTTGTCCGCGGCCGGCGTATGAAGAAAACGCTCAAGCATGTTGCCGGGGTGCGCATTCGTCTTGCGCATGCTGGCTCTTCCTCGGCTCTGAAATCTGACCCGGCCGCATTGGCGCTGATCGACGAGTTCGACGAGATGATGGCCAATGTCAGAGGGCAGGGCGATGTGCTGGGTCTGGTTGAGGCGCGGGGCGAGACATATGCCGATTTTGTCACCGCGATCACCAGCACACCAGCGAGGGGCCTTGTGGAGATCGAGTTGGACGAAGAAAGTGGCCTTGAGTTCTGGACGCGGTCCGCGCCTGAGGATTTGGAAAGCCCGATCTGGAAGCTGTTTCAGGAAGGCACACGGCACCACTGGGTGTGGCCGTGCAAGCATTGTGACGGGTATTTCATCCCGCGTTTCAAACAGCTGCACTGGCCGGAGCGCGCCACACCATCGCAGGCAAAGCGGGACGCATATCTAAGCTGCCCTCGCTGCGGCGGAGTGCATACCGACGATGACAAGATCTGGATGAACCAGCGTGGCCACATGGTCGCGCCGGGTCAAAGTGTGACACTGGTCGATGACAACCCGGTGGTTTCCGGAGCGCCTGAGGAGAGCTCTACGCTATCGATGTGGACCTCTGGTCTGTGCTCGCCGTTTGTGACATGGGGCCAGCGCGCCGAGACCTATCTGACCGCGCTGCAGTCGGGCGATCATGACCGCATGCAGACGGCAATGAACGCCAGTTTTGGCGAGTGCTATTCAATGATCGCCTCGGGTGACGTGCCCGAATGGCAAGAAATCATGGAGCGTCGCCTGCCTTACAAGGCCGGCGAAGTGCCCATGGGCGGTCTGCGTCTTGTGATGGGCGTCGATGTGCAAAAGTTCTCGCTGGTCTTTGTTATGCGTGCCTTTGGTGCGCGTGGCACGTCTTGGCTGATCGATGCAGGCCAGCTTTACGGGCCGACCGACAGCGATGAGGTCTGGTCGCAGCTGGCAGAGCTAATGCTGCAGCCAGTGGCGGGGATGCAGATCGAAAAGGTGTTTATCGACAGTGGGTTTCGCCCGGACAAGCCGGAGCTTGGCAACGAGCACAAGGTCTATGAGTTTTGCCGCCGCTATCACTGGCTGTGTTGGCCCACCAAGGGGCGCGATGTAATGACGCCACCCTACCGGGTCTCAAAGATCGAGGCCAAGCCCGACGGTAAGCGTGCGCTTTACTCGGTCAATCTGGTTTTGCTATCGACTGATTTTTTCAAATCACTGGTGGTGTCGCGCATTCGCACGCCGATGGATGTGCCAGGCGCATTCTTTGTCCACAGCGAGGTGACTGAGGATTACTGCAAGCAGCTGACCTCGGAGGCGCGCATGGTCGTCGAGGGTCGTCCGAAATGGGTAAAGCGTTCACGCCATAACCATTTCCTTGATTGCGAGGCCATGTGTGCGGCCATTGGCTACACGCTTAACGTTCAACGCATCCCCGAGGGTGTCGAGCGGTCCGAGGAGGCAGGTCCTTCTTCAGGCTCCTCCGACAGTTCCGCCAAGGGTGATCAGCCGCCACCATCAGAGCCCACCTCCTCCCGGGCTTCTGGTGGTGGCGTGCTTCGAAAACGCTTCTCGCATGCGGGCAGCAGACTGAACAGGTAACCGCATGTCCATTATCTCGAAGGTCCGCGATCTGATCGTGGGTTCACCTCTGCCTGCGCCGACCAATGGTGGCGAGGTAGCCTCTCGGCCGACTGGGCAGTACATGCGCGGCGGTCGGGGGGTAACTTTTGCAGGCTGGAAGCCAGCATTGCGCGAGGCGCAAGACGATATCGCTGATGCGTGGGATGATGCCGCAGCGCGCGTGGGCGATCTTTTGCACAACAACGGCTGGTTGGCTGGGGCTGTGGATCAGGCGGTTGCCAATACAGTCGGGTCTGGCCTGCGGCTTAAGTCTATCCCGGAGAACGAAACCTTTGGCATGACAGCCGTTGAAGCATCTGAGTGGTGCAAAACTGTTGAACGTCGGTTTGAGCTGTGGGCGCGCAATGCGCAAGAATGCGATATTCAGGGTCT